GCAGAGAAGTTGAATGGACGCACTGCTATGCTTGGATTTGTTGCTGCTCTTGTCAGCTATACTTTTAGTGGTAGTGTATTTTTCTTTGGTGCCTTTGGATTCTGATGAGTGATCAGCACAACTACACCTTACAAATTGGCGGAAATAATCCGTGACACTTACCCAAATTTATTTTATTTAAAGGAGAATAAACCATGTTCAACGAAAAATCAGAAAGACTCAATGGATGGGCAGCAATGATTGGTGTCATTGCAGCCATGGGCAGTTATGCCGCCACAGGTCAAATTATCCCTGGATTATGGTGAACGATATGTTACTCATAGCGACATCACTGGTAGGAGGGTTTATATTTGCTGCCCTATTGACAGAGGATGTTGATGATGATGACAATGGACCTGACTCAGGTCTGATGCAACCAGTTTATCAAGGGACTCATTGAGTCCCTTTTTTTCTAAATAGAATTATCTTTGCTGGGGACTCATGCCTGAAGAAGTTAAGAAGGAAAAACCAAAAGGTCCATTAGGAAAGTTAAAAGAAAAAGTTGAGGATGCTGATGAACAGTTGGCAGTTCTCAGCACATTAGTAAGATTAGGTATTTTAATTTGGTCTGGTGGTATTCTTACTCTTAACTATGTGACCATTCCAGGATTACCACAACAGAAAATCGATCCAACTTTTATCGCCAGTGTCTTCACCGGTGTTTTAGCCACATTTGGGGTTCAAACAGCAAAAAAATCAGGTGATGGCACTATGAAAATGAATGGTGCTGCAGCATCTGGTGCAGTAACAAAAGCAGACATGGAAAAATTGATTGAGAAAGCAACTCAAGCAGCACCTGCTCAGATAATTCGCATAGAGCAAGCACCTTTAAGCATCACAACATCACCTGCAAAGAGTGATGAATCATACAAAATGTGAGTTAGGAAACTAACACAATTGATGAGTAATTTTACGCAACTGACTTATAGATAGTGTAGTTGCGTAAACTTTATGAAGTTTATTTTTGCATTCATTGCTACATTATTTCTTGCTGCTCCAGCATGGGCAGTAGATGTTCAAATGGGATCAAATGGTAATCTAGTTTTTGATCCAGCAGAAGTAACAATATCAGCAGGTGAATCAGTTCATTTTGTTAATAACATGCTACCACCACATAATGTGGTTGTAGAAGATCATGATGAATTAAGTCATGAAGCCCTGGCAATGTTGCCTGGAGAGGAGTTTGACGTTGCATTCCCAGATCCAGGTGACTATACTTATTGGTGTGGACCACATAAGGGAGCAGGTATGATTGGAACTGTGCATGTAGAATGATGAAAAAATTCAATGAGGTTACACTTAACATTACTGTAGCGATCATTGATTTCTTGTATCAAGGCAGAGACTATCAAAGATTTTGGGTGCTTGAAGAAATAGCAAGGGCACCTTACTTTGCTTTTCTAAGTGTGCTTCATCTAAGAGAATCCATGGGGTTACGAGGACCAGATCACATTTACTTAATGGAGGAACATTTTGCTCAAACGCTTAACGAAACAGAACATCTGGAGTATATGGAATCTAGGGGCGGTAATGCTTATTGGGTGGATCGCTTTTTCGCCAGACACCTTGTACTTGTCTACTATTGGATCAACGTGGTTTATTATTGGGTGGCTCCTAGGGCTGCTTATGACCTCTCATACGGAGTAGAATTACACGCTGCTGAGACTTATAATAAATTCTTGTATGATCATGAAGATAAACGTATTGAAGAAATTATGCAAGATGAATTAAATCATGCTGAGGAATTGCACAATGCGATGGAGATGATCAAATGAGTGCTTTGTTTGTATTTGCTTTCATAATGTTGCTAATCACTGGCATGGAATTAACATGGCCAATAAAATATAGAGGTAACTAATGAAAGTAGGGATTATTGGATTAGGAAGAATGGGTGAGGGTATGTCTCGCCGTATGATGAAAGCAGGTATTGAAACCTGGGGATATAGAAGGAACTATGATAAAGCACAAGAGGCTTTTGAAAAGGGATATGTGGATGGTGTCACTGTAGATATTGCAACTCTCTGTGCAACTGTCAAAGAATCTGCACCAGGCATTTTTATGATGGTGGTGCCAGCAGAAACAGTAGAGGAAACACTCAATGAGCTTTTACAGTATTGTAGTGAGGGTGATATTATTATTGATCATGGCAATTCTAACTTTAAGGATTCCAGGAGAAGGGCACAACACCTTGAGAAATTGGGCATCCAGTATATTGATTGTGGCACTAGTGGTGGTGTTTATGGTCTTGAGCGTGGATATTGTCTTATGGTTGGTGGTTCAAATACAGCAGTATCCATTGCTTCACCAATCTTCAGAGCACTTGCACCAGGGATTTCAGCTGCACCCCGCACAGACACATTCACTCGTGCAACCAGTGCTGAATATGGTTGGTTGCATTGTGGAGGACCAGGGGCTGGGCATTTTGTAAAGATGGTCCATAATGGAGTGGAGTATGGAATCATGCAAGCTTATGCAGAGGGTTTCAATTTACTTCATGAAGCTAATGCAGGAAGAATATATGTTGCTGAAGGTGATGCCGAGGTGGCTCCCATGGAGCACCCCGAAGATTATTGTTATGACATTGACACTGTTGAAGTTGCTGAGTTATGGCGTCGTGGTTCTGTTATTGGCAGTTGGTTACTTGATCTTACCGCTGACGTACTACGGCATGATCATGATGATCTCAAAAAATTTGATGGGGGTGTCAGTGATAGTGGTGAGGGTCGTTGGACTCTTCACGCTGCTGTGGATCTTGGTGTACCCACACCTGTTATATCTGCAGCCCTATTTGAAAGATTCAATTCAAGAAAATTAGGACAATATGCCAATAGAGTATTGAATGGTATGCGTTATATGTTTGGTGGTCATCATGTTCGCTGATGTTCTTAAATGGATCGCGATACCCTTTGTATTATCCACAATATATTTCGGGTTACGAAAAGGTGAGAATGTATACTACGAATCAGACAAGTACGATGGAAATGGAACAGCCCACTAAAACCCTAGTCATCTTTGGGGCAACTGGTGACCTGTGTAAGAGAAAACTAATACCTGCTCTCAATAATCTTTTTCAAAAAAAATTACTGCCTGAGAGTTACAAGATTATTGGTGCAGCACGCAGAGAGCATACAAGACAATCATGGTTGGAAAGTCTTGGAGCATATTATGAAGCAGGTTTATCACTTAAGATGGACTATCATCAATGTGACTTATCTGATGTTGACTCCCTTAGATCAATACCAATCACAGATGACATGACTTTCTTTCTCTCTGTCCCACCAGAGAGGTATGGTGATGCAATAGTTAATCTTAAAGCAGCAGGACTATTAGATGACCCAGAAAGATCACGTGTGGTTATTGAAAAACCCTTTGGGTACGATCTTGAATCTGCTAATCATTTACAGTCAGTGGTGGCTGGATGTTTACGCGAAAAACAAGTATATCGCATTGACCATTATCTTGGTAAAGATACTGTTAATAATATTCTTGCCACTCGTTTTAGCAATACATTATTGGAACCACTTTGGAACAGGAATTACATAGAAGAGGTTCAGATTTTTGCAACTGAGACAATTGGTTGTGAAGGTAGGTCTCAATATTATGATACTGCTGGTGCAGTAAGGGATATGTTACAGAATCACATGCTTCAGATTCTTTCATTGATTGCCATGGAAGCACCTTGCAAGAATGATGCCAAAGAGATTAGAAGAGAGAAAGTTAAAGTATTAGCAGCAACTTCACTTGGGGAGGATCTTATCTGTGGACAATATGAAGGTTACAAATCTGAAGAGGGTGTTGATCCTAGGAGTAACACTCCTACCTATGTTGCTGGTACTTTACGCGTCAATAACTGGCGTTGGAAGGGAGTTCCTTTTCGTTTCATGACTGGCAAGAAAATGCCTTATTCTTGCACAGAAGTTGTTATTAAATTAAAAGAACCACCATTAAATTTATTCAATGGTCATGAATTTAATGACAGAATTGTTATTAGACTTCAACCTAATCCTCATCTTGATATAAGAATTGATATGAAGGCACCAGGTCTTAATGATGCTGTAGAAACAGCAACACTCACTCATCCTTATCCACAAGGTGCTGTAGATGGATATGAAAAACTTTTCTATGATGCCATGAATGGTGATCAGTCACACTTTGTTCATGCTGAGGAAGTATTAGAGTCATGGAGAATTGTTGATGATTTATTATGTGTAGGTGAAAATTGTCCTATTAGAACTATTCCTTTCATTTACAAAGGAGGGTGGGGACCACAACACAAAGTAGATTTCATAACAAAATGGGATTATCCAGCTTAGCACATAAGGCAGCACACTTTGCTGCCACTACACTTAATAATCCACTTGGAATTGGTGGATTAAGTTTTTTATTAGTGTTTGTTCCTATTATTGGTATGCATCTAGTACATAAGTATGGATGGGAACATTGGGAACCATTTGGAAAGAATCACTAATGGAACTATTCCTTCGCCCCCTTGCTGATGTAAATGACGTAACTTGGAGTATCATCTGGTGTTTGATAATACTTCTTGCTGGTGTAACGTATTACATTGTCTATATAATGCGTATGGCTTTTGATGAATTGAACGATGGCGGAACAAATCAACCAGAAGGACGCAGATCAGGATCAACTGATAGCACTGCTGACTCACAGGATTGAAGATGCTGAAAAGATGGCAGAGGAACTTCGTGATCGTGTTCGTAAACTTGAGAAGTGGGTATGGGGTGCCGGTGCCGTCATAACTGCTGCCATTACACTAATCGGAATAGCAACAGCAGTAGACTCAAA